ATTGCCGCTAAATCTGTTTGAGCTTGATCAAAGCTAGCTATTGTGCCACCGACATTCCTAACAATAGCGCCTACACCTGTGGCAACTCCCAATGCTCCTAATGTTCTTTGTAATCCTTGTAATGCCGTTTTATAGTTCCCTACATTTCTAAAATTGTCGCCAACTCGTCTATCTAGTGTTTTTAACTGCTTATCTGTGGTTCTAGCAGCGCTAGTAGTCTTTAAATATTGTTTTTCTAAACGATTCCATTCAACTCTATTTTTACGCGTCTTACCTCCCATATCAAGCAACTCTGCTCCAAGTCGCTTAGATTCGTTCTTTAATCTACGGCTTTCATCTGAAAGTTTTGTATACGCGTTTTTGCTACGATCGACAGCTTTTATCTCGTCGCGTATCGCTTTGTTCGTCTTGTTTTTCTCAGCTCTTAGCTTTTGTAATTGCTTGTTTTCTGCTGATGTTGCTAAATTTGCTGCTGCACGTTCTTTTGCTACTGCTTTTTGTAGGCGTAACTGCTCCTTTTCAACTTCAGTTAATTTCTTTGTGTTATTCTTTTTATCATCAGCTAGTTTGTTACTCTTTTCAAGTAGCTCAAGTAGCTTTTGCATATTAGCAGCGCTAATTTTCTCAGCCTTTGATAGTTCTGTCTGGTATGTTTTTGCAACAGATTTTAGTGTTTCATCATATTTTTTTAACACTTCTGCCGCCGCTGCTATCTCCTTTTGTAGTTCAGGAAATATCGGCTTTTGCTCAATATCAGTTCTTTTTATTGCTTCGCTCATACTCCTGAGTTAAATCTTTATATTCTTCTAGTGTTATTTTCTTCTTATCAATCCATTGCCCCATCCACTTAGAGAGTAATGTTATAGTTTGACCTATAGTCATACCACCCTCTTTAGTTGGTTCTAAATTAGCTACATCAATTTCAGCTATAGCTATGTAATTTAAAAGGAACTCATTGCCTGTTTCAACGTATTGTAGTCGAAGCTCTATAAGGTGTTTTTGTGCTTCTACGTAACGCTTATGCTCAGACGACAAATCATACCTGTCTAAATACTTGTCATACAGCTTGTAAAAAGCTTTTATGTCGCTAGTATCTTGAGTTTTTGATCGCTCTAAACGCATAAAATGAAACTGCCCTTCTAGACATTTCTCCCAATTAAAAAGAGGTATGTCAAAGACTTCCGAATAATGTTTTTTTATAGTACTCAATGTATTTCAGTTTTATTCGTTCTCGTAACTTTGCTAAGTTCTCCTGTGTTAATCCTATTATTCCTGTACCGTACAATTCAAAAAGGTTATCTTCTGGGCTTTTTACAGGGTCTGCATTTATTTCTATTCGGTCAGGAAATACACTCACGTACATGGATCGGTAAAAGTCTCCCTCATCGTAAAGTGTGTAATGCGTTCCCGCTAACTTTTCTGGGTTTATCATTTCCGTAACCTCAGAATATATGCCGATAACATTGCCGTCTTTATCTATACCCTTCGCTTTTAATTGGTCATTTCGAATAAGGTCTAAAACAAATTCCTTTGTTGCTGTGTCAAATGCATACTTCCACGCCAAACTATCGTACAGAAGCCTCCCTCTGTTTAGCATCTTGTGTAATTTTGATCGTCCTATTGCCATGGTATAAAAAAAGGGGGAGGGCATCAACCCACCCCCTTATATGCAAATAATAGTTAGCACTTATTCTTTAGACTTCTTTTTAGGCTTTCCATTTACTTCTATATGAATAGCTTCTACGATGTCTTCAGGAAAATTTTTGAATAGCTTTTTAGCCTTCGTTATTGATATTCCTTTGATCGTACCTTTGCTGATCTCATACCTTTTCTTGCCTCTTGTCACTCTTAAAAAGTCCATATTCAAATAATTATTGTGCTACAAATGTTGTCGGTACTCCATCGAAGCCGTTCTCGTTGTTTGCTGTTGCCGCTCTAAATATGTCGGTTTGTACTACATCTAAAGCAGTTTGGGCTGCAAGAGTTAATTCGTACTCTCCGTCCGTTGCTGTCGAAGCCAACCCACTTGGCGCACCAATGGACGTACTTGTAGTATTGTTAAACAAGTCGAAATCACTTGCGGAAGCTCCCTTAAAAGGCAATAATGCCCCAACGGTTCCATAATTGTAATTCGTTTGAACTGTCACCTGGGTTGCTGAATCAACAGAGACAACAACAATATTCACGTCAATCATTCCTCGCAACTTCAAAGGTGTTACTGTGGTAAATGAATCAACAGACAACATAATCTGGTCTGCCTCACTTGTAATGATATCATAATCGAATTCAATCATAATCTTCGCAGGGTCAGTTGCCGTTGCGTTCATGTAGTTAGAATTGTACGAATCTTCATTAACTTCTCGTGGGTACAAGTTGTTCGTTGTTTCATCCCACTCACCCAAAAGGTTGCCGCAGTTATCCATCAACACTACTCCAAACTCAACGCAAACATCCTCAAGTTGCGCGAACTCCTGGCGAGTCGCCCCCCAACGTTCAAATGTTATTGATTCACGACCATCTAAAGTTTTAAATCGCTGATTAGCATCGTCCGTTGCATACGTAGCATCTTCTTGTGCTGGCGTTACTGCTTTCAAGTCAAGCAATGGATACCAACGCTTAGATGGGTCTGGATCGTTAATTCTTTCTAACAGCTCAACGTTAAGGTCTGCTGCTGCTGTATTAAAACTATTTCTAGTTCCATCTTCAGCCGTTAAAGGGACGTAGTACATTCCCCAAATTCGCCCAAAAGGCTTTACTCCTGACGGAACACCTGTGTTTTTAAGGTATCCCGCACATGTTACACATACTGCACTCATTTTTCTAAGTTTTTATATTAACAATTAATACAACTATCCGTCACCTCCATGCTAAACCGAAGTTCCACGCCGCTTAAATAGTCATCAAGGATTAGTTTACTACTACCTTTGTCTCCTACTTTTACGCCAAACTTTGGCTTGTCGGTTATCGAATAGTCTGTTATTTCATTTAATTTTGGACTGTTTTTTACGGTGTCCATGAACCTTTCACAAAGATTATACATCGGATTGATCGCGTTAGTATCGTGCTCAGAAGTCAACCAGCCGTCCGATGGCGTTTCCTCTAAGAAATACACAACAACTGAAACGTCATAATCAATATTAGAACCTAGACCTTTGTGGTTTTCCGTGTAACCACGTACCAACCAAATTAAAGGCGTTTTATTGAACGTATTGTTGCTTATGTTCATGAATTCCTCGTTCGCCATCATTTGATTACCCTGTAAAAAAGTGGGGTCTTCTATGGTGAACGTTTCTCCTGACCACGGGTCAATATGTCCAACTGACTCTAGTGTAATCACTTTACCGTTAACCTCTGTAACTTTGAACTGTTGCGCTGTCGGGTTTGTTATTATCCTTCCAACTCGAACCGATAGCAAATTGCACACTGTAATGGTTGTTGCGGTCGATTCTAAAACCTCCCCCATCAAGTCCATTTCGTCTACAAAGTAGTTTATCAATTCGTAAGTTCGTGTCATATCGGTAAACTGTAATCTATTTCACATCCTAAGTATGTAGGGTAATCAGTTTCATTGTCTTTTATGTATTCCTGAATCACTCGCGAATCATCAACAGAATCGTTAAAACGCCCCTGTATATTTAGACTCGTAAGTGTTACATTCATTGAATTATCAGATTTTGAAGACTTCGCACCCGTTGGGGTCTGCTTAAACATGTCATCTCTCACATAATGGAAGAACACAAACCCTTTCAGCATTTCCTTCATACCTCTATTAACTAGGTTTCTTTCGTCCACCACCGTAGCGATAGACTCAAAAATAGCCGTGTAAATAGGTGTAACGGGAACGCCTCCAGAAAGGTCTGTGATAAACAAGTCGTACAACTGAACTCCAAGCACATCTATTAGGTATTCTCGCTCGTATTTGTCGATATACCATTGTAGATTTTCTGCCTGGTAGCCGTTGAAACTTACCTTGTTTCTACCTTCTGCAAAATCTTCAGTGTCTAAGATAAACGCCATTACTTATCTGTTTTCTTTGCTTTTACGCTTTTGTTAACAGTTTTGCCAACCTTTAGCTTGACAATCTTCTGCTTTAAAAGAGAGGAAACAACCATGCCGTCAAGCAGCATAGTGTCTCCCTTTTTCTTAGAAGCGTAATCCTTTAAAAATTCTACTTCTTTCATGTTCTACGATGCTAGAGTTACCAATGCAGCAGTGATATCTGTAACCTGCAAGAATCCAGTCTTATCAACTTCACGAATCAAGAAAGCCATACGCTTACGAACCTTCAGCGTGATTGCGTCTTCAATAAACTGTGAACCAACCAAGCCTTGTGCAAGATCAAGTCCTGTACGCTCGTAAATACGTGCGAATCGGCTATCTCCCATGAACATTGTGTTAGCAACTACAGTGTTGTCTTCAACAATCGTAAGACCATCAACAACATTTCCTGAACGATCCACGAATGGAGGTAACATATAGTTGTTGTTTGCGTCTTTCTTCAACTTCATTTTATTGATATCCGTAAGGTTCATCAATGCAAAGTTAGTGTTATACTTTCCTCCGTAAGGTGCTGAAATAGTCTCACGCAATTTAACGATCAAATCGTAAATAGATGCATCTGTAATTCCTGCCGCTACTGGTGTGTAAGTAGGTACAGAAGAAATCATCCCTGTAAGGTTGTTACCTGTACCGTCACCATTCACTACTTGATCATTGATTTTAATCTCAATGTTTGTACGTAGGAACATTGCAAGTTCTGCATAGAACATTTGCTCGTCCTCCATGAACTCTTCAGAAACTGGAATAGTATCACCTACCTTTTGAACAGGTAAGGTGTATTGCTTCCATTTAGCGGTCGATTCTGGGAAAGTCCCGCCTTCAGCTACCATATCAGCAGCGCGAACAATCGAAGCCTCATCCCAATCCCAATAGTTAATTGTTTTACGAAGGTTTTGCCCGTCTGAAATAGAGATTTTTGGCATAATAGCGTAAGCATTACGAACCGCAGTCGCTAATTGCCCAACATCGGGAACATCGTAACCGGCAGTATTAGTTGCGATGGAAGCAACATTTGTGATTGCCTTAACCTCTAATCCGTCTCGGTGCTCACGTCCTGCAAGCATCGCTTTCATTTTTGGTTGCAATTCTTTGAATTCAACCGAGGTTGGCTGATCTTCTTTCACCTTCTCCGTGCTAGCCTTTACGCTTGCAGCAACATCACGCAATGCTTTGTTCAAAGTCTTGAATTGGTCGTCGTACATCTCGCGCATTTCTTTCTGCATTGCTTCGACCGACTCTTTTTGACCGTCTTCAAATGCTGTTTTGATCATGTTTGAATTGTCTTCATTCAACGCATCGTAATGATCTGCCTTTTCAATTTCTGTCAAGGCATCAAATTGCTCGCTTGAAATGCTTTTTTCCTTCAAGTAAGCGTCTAAAGTTTTTAACTTCATCTTGTTCTTTGTTTAATTAAAAATTGTATTTGTTCTTCTTGAAGTGCCAACAGGCGGCTTCGTTGTATGAGTGCCAACAGGCGGCTCAGTATCTTTAGTTTCAAGTGTTGGTGTTATCGAGTTGCTACCTACTGGCACAGCCGACCCTTCGATCATTTTTGCCTCATATACGGTGAAATAATAACCCAACCTCTCTGCTTCTTCTTTATTTATTACCTTATCGATAGTAGACTGCCATTCTTCGAATTCCTCTTTCATTTCTGAGTCATTTACCGCCAGGCTAATCTTAACGTATTGCATCCCTACTGAGTGGTTTCGCACCCAACCATTCTTGTACTGATTGAACATGAACGTATTCCGATCCTTATCTATCTCAGCATTAAAAACTAACGCCTCCGTACTCCCTATAGCATTAACCCCTAATTCCTTCCATGAAATAACATCAACGGATGGCTTAACTTTCTCGGAAATGATTGAATCAAAAGCCATCTTATGCTCTTGAAGTAGGTAAGGGCTTTTGTTCTCGTTAACTGTTTTATTCCATATGCCAGTCATATGTACGTCTCCATGAGAATCTAACACACCAATAGTGTTAATCACAGCCTTAACTTGTAGCGTGTTATCGTTTTTATTAACCGCTTTAGTTGATTGTTGGCTTGGTGAATAGGTAGAAATATCACCCTCTTTAAATGTCGATTTCTTTTCGATCATTAAGAGTGATTTATTTTCTTTAAACCACTTTCTACGATCTTCTGAATTGGCAAATGAAGGTATTTTCATAACTGAGTGTTCCGAATTTAAACAAAAATAGAAATAAAATATTTAATTTTACATAAACACGTTATATATTTAACAGTATGGAATTCACCCCCCTTAGTAGAATACGATCTTTATTTGGTCAGAACACGTCAAGATATTCAAGAACACCACAGATGCCAGCCATTCAATTAATGGTACAAGGGCAACCCGAATGGTTAAACCCTGACACGTGGGATGCTTATGAGATATACATGACAACACCTCAATTGTATTCTGTAATTCAGAGAAAAGGATATTTGCTATCCTCTGGCGTATGGAAGCATTACGATAAAAATGGTGAAGAGATAAAAGATTCAGAGGTGGTAAAGCTTCTGGACAATCCAAATCCACTACTTAATGGGCGTGATTATATTCGTCAATGGAATGAAAATAAGAGCATTCACGGAAATAACTACGAGTACCTTAATCGCATTATTGGCTCTGAGATTCCGGCTACTTTGTTTAATATCGAACCTTTCAAGATTGAAATTGAAACTACAGGGAAGTATTACAAGCAAACAGACATTGAGGGTATTATAAAGCAGTATAGGTTGGTTTACGGAAACACCACAGAAGACATCTTTGAGCCTAGCGAGATTAACCACACAAAGATACCTAACGGGCAGAATCCAATTAAAGGAGATAGTCCAATGAGGGCTGTACACATGCCAATAAGTAACATACGTGCCGCCTATGCTTTCCGTAATGTTATCATGAGTAAACACGGAGCATTGGGTATACTTGCTAACGGGTCTGCGTCTCCTGAAGGAGCGATCCCGCTTACTGAAAAAGAGCGAACCAGAATTGAGAAACAGTATCAAAAAACATACGGGCTAGATAACAACCAACTACAGGTTATAATGTCCAATTCGAAATTAGAATGGCAAGCAATGAGTTATCCAACAAAGGATTTGATGTTATTCGAAGAGGTAGAGGCAGATTTCAAGGCGATTATTGACGCATACGGACTAAATGACAACATCTTTAGCCGCGAAAAGGCTAGCACATTTACCAATTTAGCGGAAGGGTTAAGACAGGCTTACGAGTCTACAATCATACCAGAAAGCGAGGAAATAAGTCTAAATCGAACACGTATTTTGGGACTTCAAGAAAAGGGAGAATGTGTTAAATTGACCTATGATCATATACCTGTTCTTCAGGCGGACAAGGTGAAAGAAGCAGAGCGTATCGATCGTATTGCAAATGCGGCACAGAAACTTGAGGAAAGCACAATATTTAGCCGAGAAGAATCTAGGGATTTATTGGGTATGGATTAAGCGTTAGCAAACAGTACCCCTATACATATTGCAGCGAGTGACGCTATAATCAATAGAGACCACTCTAATGCCGTTTTTATAAATTTTAGATTGCTATCTATGCTCTTTAACACCTCTAATTCTGTCCTGCTGTCTTGTTCTTCCATACTTCAAATATAACAAAACCCCACCAAATGAATGATGGGGTTATTACGCCCAACTCTAAGCGCCACCTAAAACCACTATACACTATGAGTTTGAGTTGATTTCATACTCGGTCAATTGTTGTGTTTGTTTTTAATTACTCTCTTCATAATCATCTGTTTTTACCCACGCAACCCCACAACGAATTAACGAGGTGAGGCGGTGGAAGGTGGTAGTTATCGGTAATTTTTAACAAATGTTTTAGCATCTTTTATATGGTGTTCGTATGCTCCAGCGTCAAATGCTTTTTCCATATCATCAGCAGAAAAACTACCGATAACACCAGATAAAGACAAATTTTCAACCTCACTTATTGCTTCACTTAAAGTGTTTAGAGGTTCTACTAAGTCATTACTTAATTCTGGTCTATCAAAAGACATTGCTGTTAAATATCCTAATGTATTGTTTAATTTGTCTATTGTATTCATATTATTTATTATTTAATCGGTTAAAAATCAATCCTTATCTGCGGTACGTTATTACGCTTGCTCCATCCAAACGTTAAAAAAGTAATCTACATCGTATCGTTCTTCTGTCCAGAATTTCATTGACCAATTTTTAGCAACACCATCCTCTGTGTAGTTTATAACAAATTTATCTCCTTCAACCGTAGCCTTACCCTCTCCAATTACTGCGTAATCTCGTTTTGCGTTCTTGTACCAATTAGCTAGTTTTGCGTTTGCCGTTTGAATGTGTGCTGCTAAAGTTGTCATATCCTTTTGTTTTTGTATAACTCAAAGATACAGCACAAACTCTGGTTTAAATACGCAATTGTGATGAGTGGTTGGAGGAAATGATAAACGGTTAATCGGTTCTAAATGTTTCTGGATAATCTCTACGTAAAACACGAGCACCTAACAAGTCTTGGAGTTTATGGAAGCTACTGACCCACTCAGTTATTTCCATTGCGTGAGTTCTATCTAGTTCTACAAATTTATTGTGTGCTTCTACGAGTAAATCCATAATGATTTTCTCATCTTCTGTAAATGGTTTTTTCATAATATATCTTTATTCTACCTCTTCTATTTCGCTAGCTGACCAAATATCTGAATGAAACGCCCTGGCCATAACGGAAAGCCCGTGCATTGAGTCTGGGGCATCATCATGTTTTACCGTTCCTTTGTTGTTGTACTCAGTGAGGTTTCTAAAAAATAGTTTATAATCTTCGGAACAGTTCTCCCAATCTTTCCTGTACAGTGTGTGTTGCTTAATAAAACCAGATATATTCTTAATCCTTCCGTGCTTGTTGGATTTTGCTCGTACAGGTAGTAATGTTGTGATGCTGTTGAGTTTTGGTTGCAGCAATTGATTGTACATAGTTCCTCCAAAGTTGGACTCTACGCGTACAAATTCAGGCTCGTGCCTGTTGATTATATCTGCTGTCATCTGGACGTTTTTATCGGTTCCTTCTTTAGTGAATAATACATCTACAATGTAGATTGAATCTCCTACTATTTTACCTATCACACAACAGTGATTGTCTTCGCCTTGATCCGCAATATCAACAAATCCTATTGTAGCAAATGACTCATCCCAATTGATAAGTCCGTAGTCGTAAAACTTCATATCTATCTTAGGGAACATTAACCCCTCTTTTGGAGTAGGGTTCTGCATGTACTGAGTATCGAATACGAAAGGGTTTATTTTGCGCAGCTTGTTGAGCTCTTCCAACGTGTGCTTGAACTCCCATAATGGCTGCCCGTCTTCTTTTATTACAGGCATAGACGTTACACTCCATTCGTCGGGGTCATTATCCATTATATAGCCGGATAAATCTTCTTGGTGTAATCGCTGCATTATGACAATTATAGGCGTATCTCTGCTGTTTACACGGTTACGGATCGTGCTGTCAAATCTGTGGTTTACTTTCTCTCTTATCGTTTCGCTATCCGCATCATCTGGCTTGATAGGATCATCTATAATTATAGCCCCTCCAAATATCTCTGACTCCCCAACTATACCTGCTCCAAATCCTGTCACCTGTCCTGCTGCTGATCGAGCTAACACGCCGCCGCCTTCGGTTGTGTACCATTTATTTTTAGCCTTGCTATCCTTTTTGATTTGAACGTATGGAAATAGCTGTTGATATTCATGGGATGTTATAATGTCCTTAATTTCCTCAGAGTTATCTAGTGCTAACTGGTCAGAGTACGACAAGTGTATAAACCGAGACTTTGGATTACGCGCTAAACTCCATGCAATGAAGTTCTTTACCATTATCTCTGTCTTAGAGTAACGTGGAGCAATGTTTATAATGGTGTTGTGCTGTTCTCCCTTTGCTATTGCGTGCGCCTGCCTGAATAGGTCTTTATGATGCTCACCAACAACAAACTGTTTTCCGTTCCTTTCCTTAAAAAAGTAGCGTGTAAAGAATGAAAATGACTGTAGGCATTTCTTAGCTATGACTTGATCCCTTGTCATTAATAGTCATCTTCAATGTCTTTAGCTAGTTTTGCAGCTTCTTCTGGCGTTAATGGGGCGTTAATACTTTGCCCTTTTGTGGTTACATCAACATTCTTCTGATCTCCAAACATCTTAGGGTAAAACTTAGCTGCTTTCCATTTTAGTGTCTGGATTATCACGTTGGCTGTGGACGCATCAAAGTCTCCTTCTTTGAGCTCTTGTACCGTTTGGTCGATCTCAAAAAGAACCGCTTCGGACTTGTCTTGTATAGCGTTTATATACAATGTACGTAATTCTGCGTGGTCTCTTTTCCATCTTCGGAATGTGGGCCATGAGGGGTATAAATCGTTCTTGTTAAGTGCGTCCATTACGTTTGCCCCTGCTGCTACCTGCTCGCAAATATCACAAGCGATATCTAAATTATATTCTGAAGGTCTTCCTGCTGCCATAACTATTTAGTTTTAAATGGTACTTTTTTATTCAGCCACTGTCTTCGCTTTTGGCAGTTGCAGTTCTTTGGCGTAATTTTCTTAATGCCTGTTTTAACTGTTATCACTTCTATTACATCTCCAAGCCCTTCCATTACTTTATGTTTCCTTTTAACTTTTCTACTATGTATGATCTAAAGGTTTCCCCTATCATCCATTGTATAGTTGCTTGCGTGGTTTCGTTATCTGGAATAGTCGAGCCTAGCCAAGTGTGTGCTGTGTCGCCCTGGATGTCATCGTACAGAGTTCCACGGCCTGAATTTATCCAAGCAGAAAATGCGTTTTCATAATCCCCCTCTAATGCTACCAATGCGTCATATGCTGCATTTTTTTTATCTGTGTCGGTAGCACCCGTGAACACTCCAGACAGGATTCCAGCCAAAGCAACGTTGTCAATTAGTTGCTCCTCTACATTTTTACGCCTCTTAATTCCTTCTTTGTGTGATTTTCTACGGGTATTATACTTTTTAATTTTGTGTTTGATCTTCACAGTCTCGATTGAACCATCTAGTTTTGACAGCTTCCATGTCTTATCTCTCTCTACAGCTTGTCGTTGAGTAAAATAAAGGTCAGTGTCAGAATCATCAATTGTATATGATTCCTCAACCGTTAAAATTAACTCCCCTTTATCGTTATCGTCAATATAATCACGGTAGTATTCGGTTTTGCTTAGAGTTCCTACCTTTTCACCTTCTTCAACTATTGTGAAAACTGGTGTATACCAATACCCGTTAAGTAGTTCAGTCTTGTAGTTATAAGATAAAGGGTCTTTCATATGCTCTCCTATTGAACAGTCTGACTCTACCTTATACTCATTCTCAAACCAGATAGACACATTTCCTGCGTCATAAAGTGAGCGCAAATATCCGTCTTTGTATATGTCGTATAATCCGAACCCGTCCGGTAGCGCTAAGAAGTCAATGTCTTGTTCATTAGCGTTTAAAACGAATCCATTTAGTCCTTCAAACACTACATTTACCGCAGTCTCATTACTAACTAGCAACTTCATATCTCTTCTAATTTTAAGTACATTTCAAAACAATTAGCATTACCTCCACCCTGCTGAAAGTATTCGCACTCAAATATAGTCTCTCCTGCACCCAAGGCAATTGTTGTCTGCTGTGATAAGTAGAGAATGTCATTGTTGTCTTTCGACTCTTTTATGTAGTTATTGGTGAAAACATCAGACGCACCCGATTTTAGATTGAATCCTACGCGATTATTTGTAGCGCTATTCTCGCATATAGTAGACCATGTCACCTCGATTGTGGAAGGTTCTTCTAAAGTTATTGAGGGCAAAATTTCCGT